GTTTTTAGGTATCTAGCTTTTGTACTTGGTTTAAGTTGGCCTAAAGCTTTTTTTGTGCTGTCTTTTCCTTTGGTAGTATTGTCTACAGCGGGTGTCTCTACACCTGCTTCTTCTAGTTTTGTCCCTAAAGACCCCTGTTTAGTTTTTGCTTCTGTTTGTGCTAGTTTGTTTGCTTGTATTCTTACTTTTTCAGATGTCTCTGCAAAATGTACTAAATCTTTATACTCTACATCTATGCCGAATTCAGTTTTTATATAGTCATTTATTTCTTTTTCGGTTCCTTCTCCTATGTTGCCTCTACGTAGGTCTAGTTGGGAGTTTAAAGAATCTTGTTCTGCATCAGCAGCTAATTTAGAATCTGCTGCTACTTGTTCGCTTCCTTCCGAATCAAACTCTTGATATCTAACTGTATCTGGGTCTTTAGTGTCTTCGTTAAACCCTGTAGTTTCTTGTTCTAAACCTTCCATACGTTCAGCAAAATGTTCTGAAGGGGTTTGATAAACAATGTCATACTTATCTCTTGATCTACCCATAACACGGTTTGCCGCACTTACTGCATTTTCTGTACCGGTTTTACCGTTATCTTCTTTTTCTGTTGTAGTTTGCTGGTACCAAGCTAGCTTACCTGTTTTTTTGTTTCGTATCCCTACAATTTGATCATCCCCAATCCTTCTGCTTCTACTGTACCCAATGTTTTGTGCTAACCAGTCATCTTGCATCTCTGTGTTGTACGGGTCTGCATCTACCATGTTTGAGAAAGCCTGAGCTTTTTTTTCACTCCTAGTAAAAAAAACTCCTTTACCTAAAGATGTCACAGAGAAATACTCGCCGTTGTATTTGTTACTTATTTTATCTTGGACTTTTTGCCATTGTTTTCGGCTATCTATATCTACCCAAACAGAGTCTCTGCCTGATTCATTAAACATCATGTCGAAGTTTTCTTCTATTAAATCAGAGTGTTCTTGGAATACGTGCCCTTCGCCAACTTCGCCTTGTCTTTCATTGTAGACTTGTCTTAAATGTTCTTCGTCTAAACTTCTGTTTAATAGTTCTCTACTTTTGTTAAATACAGCAGGGCCAGAACCTATAGCTCCACCCAAACCTGCTCCCCCAAAGAACCCTGCAAATGCTGCGTGTTTTCTATCTAAATTAGCATTAGCTGTTGTGTAAGTATCATCTATTCTAAATTTTTGTTGTACAGACAGTTCTTCTTGTAGTAATTCTGCTAAACCTTCTGAAAATGCGGTAACTCCTGTTATGTATCCTAAATCTTTAAGTACGCTAGTCTTATTAGCATTTCGTAATAAGAAAGGGTCGTCCCCTACTGCTTGTCTTTTAACCCTACCTTTTTTTAGAGTTCGTAAAAAACTTCCAGCTACAGCTGCTTCAGAACCTACGCCTATACCTGCAAAAACTCCACCCTGTAGAAAAGATGCAACCGCGTCTCCTTTTGTAGTCATGCCTTGTTCTGCATAATCTCCGTACGCGATACCAGATCCCTGGCGGAACTCTTGTCCGAGAGCCCCTGCTATCCCGCCTTGCGCAAATCTTTTGTTTAGTTTTTGGCCACGTAAGGCTAAGTAGATTGCATCTAGGTCTAGCTCTTCCTGCATTCTCATTTTAGGATAAGGTAAAGCAGTCTTATTTTTTGTAGCTAATGCATTTTTATAACTTTTTTCGATTAAATTTTCTGCGTACTCTCTACTGCCGCCTCTTTCTGCGATTCTTCTTGGTACGTTTTTTAAGGTAGTTCTACCTATTGCAGCAGCTCCTATTAAGCCTGGCGTTGCGGTACCCCCGGTTGCTATAGTTATACCCGCTACGGCTGCTCCGGCAAGTGCAGCTTCTGCTACGGTTGCTACAGCAGAAGGTACAAATTGCCCTGTTGCTGACGCCATTTGATTAAAAAAGCCTGAAATGGTGGGTTCTTCTAGGAACTCATCAAACTGTTCCATACCAGCTAATGGTATAGCGGCTTCATTTGATAGCCTTCCAGCTTCTTCGAGACGGTTCTGCATTGCATTTTCATCGCCTTTGAGCGTAGCAATAGCAGCCATAAAGTTTTGGTTTTGTGCTTGTACGTTTGAAACACCAGACGCTACACCTGCTTTAAATGCTTGTATAGGGTTATCTACTGCTTCTACATAAGGATCTGTTTCTCTAGCTACTCTACCTGCTTGTGCAAGTTCTTCTTGGCTAGAAACTTCCGGGTTAGCCATTCGTCCACTTCTAAATTGAGCTACAGCGTCTTCAGTTGCCATATTTAACCTTTATCTTCAGTTAAGAAATCCATTAGGATGCCTCTTTCTCTGCTTCCCCTATCCCCAAACAGTTCTTCTAGCTGTATCCCGTTTAGTCTTGTATCTGTTCTTTTCCCAGTACCGTCGTAGAAATTTATTGATTCTATATACCTCTTAGGGGGTTTGCCTCTTACTGCAGTTGTGTATTTAACCCTGTCTAGTTGGTTTCCTAGAGTCTCTTGAGCTGACTGTCTAAACCAGTCCCCAAACTTCTTATTTCCGCTATTGGCAGCATACCCAAACAAAGCTTGGCCCATAGTTGTTTTAACGATCTCATATGCCTCTTTATTTGTAGAACTCAGTATAGGTTTATTATTATCGTCAAATTGAATTGGTGCACCATTACGGCCACCGCTAATATAAAATTGTTGCATAGTAGCGTTAAAAGCCGCTATCGAGCCTTCTGCCCTAAGAGGACTTAATATAGATAGAGAAGGGTCACCATTTGCTTTTATTCTTAATGTATTAGTAAACGTCTCGTTTCTAGTTATTAGTTTTTCAGCAGCTGCTTTAGATGCAGCAGTAGTTTGTTTTTGCCTAAACTCACTGCTCATTCTGCTTTGGTTTATAAGGAACTGCGCGTTGTCTTGTGCAAACTTCGATTCGTCCATATTTGTAGCACCACCCGAACCAAACATATTAGCCATGGTATTAAAAGTACTTAAAAACGCTTCTTGTCCAGAAGCTGCCGCTGCTATACCAGCAGCTATTTCCATCATACCAAAACGTGGTCCAAACTCAAATGCGGGTATTTTTGATAGGTCTTTTTCTTCTTTTACATCGTATTTAGTTAATACTTCTTTTATTTTATTAAGAACGTTTTCATCAGTCCCTATAAGTTTTAAAGAGGCTTCGTTATCAGTAGCGTATTTTTCTAGGCCTGCCATGTCAGTAAAATCTGGTGAAGGAAGGTTATACTTTTCTTCTACTTCTTTAGATATACCTAAGTCTTTCAGTACGTCGCTTGTGCCTTCGGGTTTGTTAGCCTCGGCTTTCGCATCCATATAATCGCCTAAAGCTTTTTTTCTTAGTTGCTGCCTTTTAAAACCGGGCATTACTTTCCTTCTGCTCGCAGGTAAACTTTCGTTGTCTTTTATTTTGTTATACGTGTCAGCGTCTAAATACCCTAACTGCACTAGCAGTTCATCGCTGAACTCTTTTTGTGCATTTAGTAAATCAGAACCTCTTCCTGTAGTAGTTAGAGCAGTATCTATTTTATTAGAAGTAAACTTATCCATTTCTATAAGCTCTTGTACATTTGTAGGCACACCTTGCTCTTGATTTGCGCCAGATACGTCATCCTGCATAGCTAAGTTTCTTGTGCCAGGAAGTCTTTGTTCTATAGTGCCGTCTCTATTAACAGCTTCTTTAGGAGTTTCCCCTGGATTTGTTTTCTCTTCTTCTAGGTTAGCTATACCATTTTTAATAGCCTCCCTTATAATTTCTAATTGTTCTGCGCCATCTTTGGGAGTAATCTCTCCGTTTGCTACTTGTTCTTCTATAGCGGCTATTGTTTCTTGGGCATTCTTATCTTCTGCTGCTGCAATACCTTGTTGAGAAGCCGCTCCTAAAGTGACTGCCCCTTTACTTCTTATTGCTTGTTGCCCAAGTAAAATTGTATTTAGTTGGTCTTTCATATCATTTGGGTTTGTAAACAATACAACATCATTTGGGTCGTTACTAAACCCTAAAGTTTTTGGTACTAAACCTTGTTTGCCTCGTACAGAAAACGAAATCTTCCCATCCTCTGGGTCTACATTAATACCTACTATTGCCCCTCTCTCTGTTTTATTTGTATTTATATCTGTGTAGGAACTGGCAATATTGCTAGAGTTAAGTATTTTTAAAATCTTAGCTTCGTGTATAAATTTACCTGTTTTTGGGTCCGTTCGCCCTAGCTCACCCCACCCCTCATCAGTTATAGCGCCTATAGAAGGCCCGCCATCTGGATTCCTGTACATATTAACAGGGTTTATAAAGCTACCATCTTCTTTTTTTAAGCTTATATTAGCTGAAAAATCAGATGTTTCTTGTGCGTTTGTTTGGTCTAAACTTTTTCTATTTCTCTGGTACGCGCTTATTTGAGCTATTTGTGCTGCAGTTGCCATTTTATACTCCGAATGCTGCTAGCAGCATGGTTGTACCTAACCCAGTCATCTGAGAAGAGTAGTTAGCTTTGGCTTGTCCATAAGCATTCCGTCTTTGAGAAGCCATAGCGGCAGAATCGCCTAGGCCTTGCATAGCGCTATTATTTACGCCCTGCCCTATGCCTATAAGTTCTTGCAACGTGCTTTGGTTTACTTGTCGCTGTTGTATACGCGCGTTGTTTACGCCGCCCGCTAAGTTTAATTTTCCGCCCCTTTGTTGGGCTCGTTGCTGTTCTTGTTTTTGTACGTTACTTAAACCCGCTCCGCCGTACCGTTCAGTGTTTCTTTTTGCTACGCCTTCCGCTATCTTAGATTGTTTTGGAGCGTTTTCTCTAGCGTTATCAATTATGCTAGTGTCGTTAGTAGCATCTAAAAGCCTTTCTTCAAAAGCCCTAAAGTTGTTTAAATAGTCGTCATAGTCTTGTCGTGTTATATCAGCAAACGCGGCTTCGGGGTCGTTTACTTGTTCCATGTTTGATACATTATCGCGTTGGTTGCCATACATGCCCGCGTAAGTACTTCTAATATAACCTAAACTCATGTGTACTTCTCTCCTCTACCAGCTATATCAATACCACCAAAACCTTTTTCGAAAAAGCTACCTTGGTCGGCTGATTTGCGGACGCCATCTTCGCTCTTGTCTATACCGGCTTTTGTTTCTGCTTGTTCAAAAGCATTTGCATCGCCTACATTGGACGCAAATTGCGCTCCTAATCTACCGCCAGCTTTAATCATAGCGTTTCTTCTTGTTTCTTTTGCTGTAGCAGCAGCTAACAGATTAGACGTTTCTATTTTACCGGCCCTAGCTAAACCAGCTGTAGCTGTATTAGCTAAACCCCTAGCATTTTTAAGGACTCCCAACTGGTCTTCTCTTTTTCCTACCGTGCCTTGGAAAAAAGCATTTGCCGCTTGCCCCGTAGCAGCAGAAGCAAGATTCGCAGAAGAGTCTACGGACCGCGTTGCAGCAAGAGTGGGTCTATCTGTAAGAGCTTGCATAGTGTCCGCGTTTCCTCTTCCTTCTGCTACACCTGTATAGTCTTGTTTCTCAGACGTATCTCTCGCCTCTTTTAATTTAGGTAGGTAAGCTTCTCTAAAGAATTTTTTGTCGGCCAAGCCAATAGACGCTGTAGCTTTCTCTGATTCGCTAGCTTTATATGCTGATGCTTTTGGTTTACTCATCCACCTGTCTCCTAAAAATTCGTGCGTCTACGTTCCAGCCGCGTTTTATTGCGTACGGTTCCATTTCTGGAATCGCTGACTGGGCTTCTATATATTTACACCCTAAACTTCTTGCCGTGTTTTCAAACCACCCCTCGTGGCCTAGCCATTCGTGGTTCCCTTTTGTATAAGTATACGCTAACCAAATGTACAATGTCTTGTGTTTTGTATACTTATCTATCTCTATTGTTAGTACTAAAAAGCCGGTGGGGGAAGTAAATAAAAACGCATTTTCATTTACACACTCACTGTAAACATCTTCCGGTATAAAAGTAAGGGCGGGTATTTGTGTCAGTATGTTTTCTATCCCTTCTTTTACTTGAGGCCAACAGCTTCTTATATCTGCTAGCTGTGGCTCACTAATACTAGTAATCGATTTCCTTTCCATATTTACCATACCGCCTCCTGGGCATTCCAATTCCTTTATACTTAACTGTCCTGTTTACCCCAAGGTCTCCGCCTCTAGCTCTAAGTTCTGCTTGTTGTATTTCTTGGTTAAACTGCAAAAGATACTCCCTAGCTGCGGGTACGTCTGTCCATTCTTTATTAGGCATACGTAATAGTCTGTACAAAGCGCCGTATATTATGCCGTCTCTGTACGTATTTGAGAAAGTTGTATCTATGCTACTAGTTGTTCTTGTTGGTTTTAAAGCTACGCTAACTAAAAGCCCGTTGGTTTGCGTAGTTTGAGGTACCGGTATTACACAAAAATTAGAGGGGGTTTTTTGTAGGTACACATGCGGCCTAGCTGTTCTATTTCTCCAGTCCGGGTAGTTTAATTCTAAACTACGTGGGCTTATAGGATCCATGTCGTTACCATCAAATGTCATCCACAATATCTGGTGTATTTCTGTACCGGTTGGTTGGTCAAAATCATATTCGTACACCCCTGCTACGGTAGTAATAGGGTCTAGGTCTAGTGTGTATGCTTTAGACCTTTCGCAAAACTCTATGGTTGCAGATCTTATATTAGTTTCTACTAAAGAGTCCGGGCACATAGAAACGTACGGAAGAACTTCTTTAACTAGGGAGGAAAAGTTAGCCATGGCTAACGCAGGTTGCCTGGTACTGGCTGAGAACTATCATTATTAGGGCTTAGTATATCTTGGGCTTGTTGCCCTGTACCTACACTTGCTGTAAATAATTGGTAGTGTTGCCCCGCTCTTTGTGAGTTTCCTGCGTACTCAGCATCTTTCATATAACACCTGTATAGAACAAAATCTATAATTGCGTTTGCATGTATATCATCTACTGATATAACGGCGCTAGTGTTTGCTAAATTTGCTGGGGTGGCTGAAAAAACTATTTCTACAAATGCAGTTCCGGCAACACCGGGATATACATAGTATTTTCTAGGATCATCTTCGTCGAATATATAGTGTTTTGGTATAGTTCCGTGCGCGGCATCTCCACTCACAGAAGGGTTATGCCAATCGGGTTCTTGTGTGTTTAAAATATCAACGTTAACAATTCTGATTGCTCGTTTACCAGTAGCACCGGTACTAGCCGCACTCATTCCTCTTACAACTTTAATTAATCTTAACCCACCAGAAGGTAGAGTTTGTTCAGTACCCGTAACTAATTGTATATTTTGATGTGTGGAAGAAGATTCAGGTCTTAGGTTAACTATCTCTCTTTGAGCATCATTAATATACCTAAGCAATTCTGCTTCCGGCCATCTAACACTTGTTGTGTCTTGTAAGGTGTCTTGAACCCTACTTATTATATTAGCGCCCGTTAGTGTACCCGCCATAATCTATCCTTTATTGCGCAGCTTGTATTTCTTTAATTAAGTCTGCTTTCTTTTTTCTTTTGTCTAGTTCCATACCTAAAGTACGGCCGTGTTCTTCGAGTTGCCCTTTAGTCATAGCTTCCAGGTCTAGCGGAGTTTCTTCTACAGTTACTTCTTCTACTATAGATAATTCTACGGGTGTTTCTTTTTCTACTGGGACGTCAGTTACTTGCGTACATCCTGATTGCAAACATAGCAAGCCCATGTCGTATCCTACTTGTCTTGGCACTCCTGCTGTTAAATTAACAACGGCTCCCCAAGTTGAGGCTACATATTTATCTTCTTTTTCTGAAACAATCCACATAATTTTCTCCTAAAATTTAAAAGTTATAGGTGGTCAATGAAGACCACCTATAAAATATAACACAATTAATAAGCTACATCTAATCTTATTACGCCGAAGTCTTCAGACTGACCAGTGTGGTCGCTGTTAAACTTAGGTTTTTTAAGACCGAATATCTTACCAATTGAAATACCGTTCTGGTTTCCGTAGTCGAAAGTATCTTCTACTATTTCTGGGATTCCGATATCTGCCATTGCTAATGCTTGCGCACCTGCAAAAATACATGCAGATCCATTCACGTTAGCCCCAGCGCCCCATTTGTAACCAGCGGCTCCAGCATTACCTGATGCTCCACTTATAGCTCCATTTGTATTAAACACGTGTCTAAACTCGTGGATCATAACTCCGTCAACCATTAAGCTTGAAGAACCAGAGAATAAGGTTGAGCTCGGTCCTCTAACACCAGCATTTCTTACGTTAGTAAGAAAATCTGTATCAAGTTTTAAGTCAGCCATTACTTGTGGAGTAACAAAAAGATGGAACATCTCGTCATTACCAGCACTTCTAATACCTCTAATGTATTGGTCTTTAGCATATGCTTTTAGATCAACAATAGCACCATAAGTTAGTTTGTCAGCTGCAACAGTTGCAGTAACATCACCAGCTACGATACCATTAGTAGCATCAAATCTTCTATGTCTGTTAGACGTAGGAGCAGTTATATCGCTTGAGAAAGCTAGATCGCCAAGATTCTGTCCTGAATTCATTACAGGTCTTAGTGATCCATTATTCTTAAGTGTATAGCCAATGCCACTTAGGGTTAAAAATGCTAATTGGTCCATTCTGTCAGCCATTGCGTAAGCAAGTGCGTCTCTTGAATGTTCTCTAAAGTTCACAACTGACTTCTGGTCGTTCATTCTACCTGAAAGTCTGTTAGCGAATCTTAGTTGATCCAATTGTACTACTATGTCGAAAGCTCTTAATGATTCTTCATTACCTTCTAAAGTATTGTCTCCAACGATACCGTCACCAGTCATATCGGCTAAAAGAGTTAAAACTGCTCTAGCTCCTTTTTCTGATTGAGTAAGTTCAGATATTCTCTGAACCATTGCGTTAGATCCGCTACCTGCGAATTGGTTAATGAAGGACATATTTCTTGCGACACGCCAAAAGTCACGCGACCAAATTGTTAATTGTTCACTGGTCAACGCAGCAAAGTTTGTATTTGCCATGATAATATTCCTTTAAAAAAGTTAAAAAACTAGTCGTCTTTTGGAGCGACATATTACCCGTATACCCTTTGTCGTTGGGGGAACGTTTTCGTTATTTACGGACACGACCCCGTCTAGATTAACGCCCTAGCAGGCGAATTACGTTTTTTTATTGCAACGACGCAAGTTAAATATCGTTTTAACGGACGAACTTATATATTTTATACCACAGTTTATCCGAAATCTCCACGCATTCTTCGTAAAGTTTCTGCGGGTAGAGCATCGAACTCTTCTGTTGATAGTACATTTAGGTCTACTTTTTTGTCTACTTTGTTCTGACCTTTCATAGCTGGGGGTTGAGATTCCGAAGCTTGTATTTTTTTAGAGACATTAGCTTGTTGTTTTTGTTGCTGCGCTTTTTTAATACCGGGGTTATCTGTAGGCGCTACTTGGGGTTGTCCCACAATTAACGTAGTTGCTTTTTGTAAAGCGTCTGCACCTGCGTAACCCTGCATCATATAAGCATCTCTTAGTTCCATAACTTCGTTTGTTTTTGCTTCGTCATACGTAGCGCTATTTTCATCTAGTACGGGAAAAGAGTTTTGTATTTCATTTGCTTTAGCTTGTAGGTCTTGCATTTCTGTAGACTGCGTCATGGTTTGGCCCATCTTAGCCTGCATTTCAAACATCATTTGTTGTTTTTCAGCTTGTCTTATTTCGCTTCTAAGTTTAACTGCTTGGGCAGATTCACCGTCCAGTACAAGGTTTTGATACTCTACTTCTTTGGTATCGAAATCGTACGCGGGGGCTTCTTTTATGTCGTCTATCTGTGGGGCTGACATGTCGTCTAGTTTTTTCTGTAGTGCTTTTTGTTTTGCTAGCACTTCATCTAACCTAGACTTAGGAATCATTGGTTCTTTAGTAGTTTCTGTCGGAACTGTTCCTTTAGTTTGTTGTGTACCTCCCTCATCTTGCTCCAGTACTGTTTCTTGTCCGCCGATTTCTTCTCCGTCGCTTGTTGCTTCAGCTGTTTCTGTTTCTGCTTCCTCTCCTTCTGTTTCTTCGCCTTCTTCTGGATCAGCGCTAAGTTCTGTTTCTGATACTTCTTCAATTTCATCCTCCTGTGGAAATTCTACCTCGTCATCGGGGTTATCAAAATTTAAGTCCGCTGCAAATTCTTTGCTAGACTCTTCTGCAGATAAAATATCTGCGCCTGGTAGACCTTCAAACATCAAGTCTGCTTCCGGTTCTGTTGTGGTTTTTTTATTCTTTGCCATTAGTTATTACCTCCTGTAGGTTTAATGGATTTCATCGCTTCGGTTGCCATTTTAGTAGCCGCCGTTGTATCGCTCTGTTCTTTACGCATCGTGTTTGTCATAGATGATAAACGTTCACGTAATTCGAGTTCCTCTCGTTTAGATTGTAGTTTACTCTGTAACTCGGCAACCTTCAACTGTGGATCTTGTTCAGCTGCTTCTGTCTTAGCGACATTTAAAGCGGCTTGTGTTTGTAAGTTAGTTACTTCAGCTTCTAGTTTAGCAATCTCAAGCTGCGTGCTTCTGATCTGTGATTCCATTTGGAACTGTTGTAGTTGAATCTGTTGTTCCGTTGGTGGAGCAGTTCCTTCTAACTTTCGTATTCTATCCGCTATGTCTGCTTTACGCGACAGATGCGAATACTCTACTATCATATCGTTTGGTATAGGAACTCCCACACCTCTAAGTTCAATAGCTTCAGCAAATTGCATTTCGTCAAAGTTATCTCTAGCAGGAGCTGTACCAATAATTACGTCATACTCCCCTAGGGTTAAATCATTAATTACTTCACCTTCGGGCGTCATCTGGTTTACTGCCATTTTTACTCTAGGTTTGTATGGGTCAGATTCGTCTGTAATTTGTATTACTCTTTCTTCGGTATAGTAAACTTGTACAAGCTGTAGTATCTTTTCGGCTAAGTACTGACGCGTTTTAGCTAAGTTGTCCAAAGGTACTTGTAACATCAAAGAACCTCTGTTTTGTTTCTGTTGTATTGCAACGCCAGAAACTTCTGCGCTATCCATACCTAACATGGCATCAGATATACCACTAATTTGTTTTATATTATTAGCAGCTTTTGTACCCAACCTGTCTAAACCTGTTGGTATTTGATTTGGTGGTATTTTACCAGGAGGAGTAGAGCCTCTATTAAATTCTAAAACTAAACCTGTTTGGGCCCCGTGTTCTTCTAGGTCATCTGCCGTCATTCCGGACAAAGAACCTGACTCAACTATCCAACCACTGTTGGCAGTTGTGTTTACTATGTGCAGTTCTTGGGAGGTAATCTTGTTTAGCTGTTCTTGTGGAGACAACAAATTACGTACCATACCGAAAGGCTTGCCCCTTCTGAAGTACGGAAAGTATGGGACTAAAGTGAAATGTGCATAAGGAGACCAGTCATCAAACAGAATAACAGTGTCAGCGGATACGGTCCAACGGACCTTTCGCATTTTTTTCTCTATTATGTCTAAGCCAAACTGGTCCGCAAAGGTCTCTCTCTTTTTCTTAGGCCATCCGTATGGGACTGTTCTCTTATCACCTGTAACTGGATCAACATAAAACATGCAATCGTGCAGTTTGTAATACTGTCTTTCTATAACTCTAATAGTTCTAACTGTTCGTGAATTGTCTGGGTCGTTTGGATACTGTTGTCCGTACTCACTATCTTCTGTATCTCCGTATCTTTCTTCTTCGAATTCCATAGAGTCAGCGCCGAGCGTGGTCCCTGTTTCGGCAAGCATTCTTAACTTGTCAGCTTTGTCTTGGCCATACACTTCTTCTATTTCGTCTAGGCTCATCCACTTGCTTTCGAATATTTCGTTCCAGGTTCTTGGGTCGTAATGTTTAGCGTCTGGGTCAATAAGAATGTCGAGCGGGTCTTTTGACTCTACTCTTACTTCGCCTTGCACGTGATCTGTAAAATCTATACGTACATCGAACCAGCCTCTGTCTTGTATTAAACCGTCTTGGAAAACTTGCGCTTCCATCCAGTCTAGTTTGTTGTTGTCAGCTATTTGTGCGTAAACTTTTGTTAGTACGTCTGCAACCTCTTGATTACCGCCGCCCCTAGGTTTGAATTGGACGTCAGCTCGTTTAGAACTTTGCTCACCAATGACTGCATTAATAGTAGGTAAAATAGTATTGATTGTTAGAGCTGGTCGACCTTGGTCATCGAGTTGTTGCATATCAAACTCATCCCATTGGTCTCCTCTATAGTAGGCATCGCATTTTTTTGCCATGGTAACAAAATCTTCGTGGCCACTATCGCGGGCTCGCGTGTAAGCATTCCACTGGTTTTTTGCTAACGTCAGCTCCTCTGCTTTTGATAACTTTTTCTTTGGTTTTTTACTATATGCCATATTATGCGCTCATTGCCGATTTCTTTTTCGGTCCCTTTGCTACCAAGTCTAACCTATCTCGCCAAGAAGGTATATGTTCTGGTGCTTCATAAAAAGAAGCATACTCCATTATCATTAAACCCACCCAGGCCAGCGCATCAACTTGGTCATCGTGAACCCCATTTGGGAAACGTAAAAGTTCTGCTACTAAGGGCCCTGTCCAAACTGCGTCTTCTGGTACAAACACTCTTCCTTGTTGCATCCTACCCTGGATTGCTCTAGCTCTTAACTCTTTATCCCGTCTTCCTACTTTTAAGTCTTTAAAATATGCAGAATGTAATCCCCTTTCTGCAACACGTTTTTCTAGGAAAGGTCCAAGGGCCATTTCTATGTGGCCACGTTCAATCCCTACAATACCCGGTCTCCATTGTTCGTAGAAATCTAATATCTTTTCTACCAACTCGAACCCGTCGTATTTACCACGGATAAGATCTACCACATACATGTTATCATACTCATCTATACCTACGGTGATTCCTACAGAGAAATCGTTTCGGTCTTTTTGTCCTATGGCCAAATCCCAAGCAGTGTAATATCGTAACCGGTCATAGTCTATGTCTTGCGGCGCATAATATTGAATCATGTCCCGTGTAAAATAATCACCCTCGTCTGATACTGGGTTTTGTTGGTACAGAGCTGTCCAGTCTCTGGGCCCGATTGCTCTTTGTATCATCTCTAAAGATTTAACGTCATAACGTTCGGGGTGAAGCGGTTCGCCTACACCTCTAAACTCTTCGTCTTCTTCGGCTATTGCTGGGTACTTAACTACTTCCCATTCGTCGGCCCCGTTTTCGCTTGCGGTAAGAAGTTTGCCGGCCAAGTCGTCATCGTGCCAACGCGTAAGAATAATTAGGATCCCGCCGCCGGGCGCTAAACGCGTATACGCGGTTGACGTATACCAGTCCCAGGTCCCCTCTCGATTATTCTCGGATTCCGCATCTTCTCTGTTTTTTACAGGGTCATCGATTAAAAGTACGTGCGCACCTTTACCTGTGATACCACCACCGACACCCGCGGCCACATAACCGCCGCCTTTTGTTGTTTGCCATGATTCTACGGACTGCGAATCTTTGTCCAGGGTCGTTTTCTCAAAAACGTTTTTATAATTAGGTTCTCTTAACATTTGACGTACTTTTCTAGAGAAATTCATGGCTAGCGAGCCTGAGTACGAACAACTAATAAATTCGTGTTGCGGATTCCTGCCCAGGTGCCATGCGGGGAACGCAATACTGGCTAAAGTAGATTTACCGTGTCTAGGAGGCATAAACAACATCAACCGGGGTGACTTTTTCTCGGTTACGTCTTGACTGAACTTTTCTAGCCTTTTACATATGTCTTTATGTACCCAACCGGCTTGATAATCGGGGTTAAACTTCTCTACAAAAGGTAGCATACGTTTTCGGGACAAAATACGCCAGGCTAACTCTTGTTCGGCACGTACTTTGGCAGATTCTTCTTTTTTAGCGGCAAGTGTCTCTTTTTGGACCTCTGGTTGAGGTAATTCGTCCGATTCGTCCGCTGCGCAGTAGACGCACAGCCCTTTTGGTAGCACAAGGTTGTCTGCTAGCAGCTTTTTGCACTTGTAGCACTCTATTTTGGGTAAATCAGTCAATTTTTAACATTTCCAACGTTTTCGTGCTTGTCTTAACCTTGAATTAGGGTCTTTAGCGGCTTTTGGGAACTTTTTCATCTGTCCAGCCGATCTAGCGCAATAGGATTTCCTTCTTCCAGCTGCTTTACTGCCTTTTTTAACTTTTCCTGTTACTGCGGTCTTTAATTTGGATCCTGGGTTCGCGCGCCTATGTGCGGCCACGCCTTTTGCCGTCATACCAGCCCCGGATTTTGTTTTTCGGTAATTACCACCTTTGCCAGTAGTCTTACGTATTGGCTTTTCTCTTTTCCTAGGCATTAGGCTTTCTTTTTGGGTTTTTTAGCTGTTTTAGCAGAGTTTTTAAAAGCTTTAGAAGTAGGTCTTCCTTTAGCTCCCTTTTTTTTCATTGTTTCGCCTGAACCCGCTTTAATTCTTGCACGTTTAGCATGTATTGCTGCGTATAGCCCTTTTTTAGCCATTTCTTTTCCTATATTCCGCTTGGGCTTTTTTTGCTTTATTCGCCGCAGCGCTCTGCCTTTGTGTGGCTGATGGACGTGAAGGTGTTTTTTGGGGTTTTTGGGTTTTTGTTGCTGCTATGCTACGATCCATTCTGCGGACGCTTGCTTTTGCACCAGCCGTTACCATTTTAGCTTTAACAGCTGCAATTTTTCTCTTTTGTGCTGGTGTTCTAGTTAACTTGGCTTGTCCGATTTTCTGTTTCTGGGCCGACGACATACGCTTACCGGCTACCATACCTTTAGTAGCCTGCCTCATAAGCATCGCTCTACTCGTTTTTGGTTTTTGGCCTTTGGTCCTTTTCTTAGCAACTACGTATGCTCCTTTTCCTTTACTTCCTTTTCTAATCATCTTTTTCTCCTTTAGGTTCTAAATATTTAGTATCTACTCCGGCCAGTTTTAATAGTTCGGAGTCCGGTAATCTTTCTAAGCTTTCTAGCTTCTCTACATTTAAGTTAACTTGGGTAATTGTTTCGGGGGCAAACAAACCATGCAGCTTACATAAAGAGTCTACCACGTTTTTTTCTTCTGTAGCATTTGCGGATTTTCTGTGTGCTTCTAAATACATCGAGGTTGCCGCGTTACGGTCAAATTTTACTTCTTCGCGCATCTCTCTTCTTAAGTACTGTATCGACTGTACAATTTTTGGTCGTTTAAAAACCGCGTACACTGTATCCATGTCCCTGTACCCCGCTGCCCGTCCGGCGGCCGATTTATTCATGCCGCGTAAGTGGAACAACACGAGTCTTTCTTCCTGGACTGAAAGCTCGGATAGATTGACTCCCGCATAGGGAAAATGGGATTGCAATTCTGCCCTGTCTTCGTCGGTTACGTCAACAGCTTCAGAGTTTAATAGATTCATATGCTAAATATAACCTACGCGCACTACTTTTG